GTTATTCTCCTGATGACCAACCTGTAACCAGGAGAATAACCATGAGCTTCGATTACGCAGGATACAACCGCAACGGCCAGCTTTTCTACGCGGCCAACGTCTCGACGAAGAACGTCGTAGCCGTGGCTACCGCAATGACTGGCCTCATCCTCTACAACCCGGCAGGGTCTGGAAAGAACTGCCTCATCGCCGATGTCGGGTTCTCGTGGGTCACCGCACCTGCTGCCGTCCACAACCTAGGCATCGGCTTGGCGGCGCCCCACATAACCATTCCGTCGAGCCTCACGGTGGCTGGTTCGCCGACGAAAAGAGCCGATGGATCGGGTAATGCCGGTGGTTCGATCACGGTGGCCTACGACGCGGCGACGCTGGCCGTTGCGCCTGTGGCAGCGCGCTGGCTTGGCGGGGCCGTCTACGGGTCTGGAGTCGGCGAGTCGCCCTATGCGGGCTTCTGGGAGATCCAAGGTGCCCTCATGCTCATGCCGGGTGCCGTCGCCTGCCTGATCGGCTTGACGACGACGCTGGCCGGGGTGGGCAGCATCACCTGGGCCGAGGTGCCGGTCTAAGGAGGGCACCATGGCAAACACCGTCACGGTGCGGACTCTCGAAGAGGGTCCGCGCAACGTCATCGTGCATGTCGCCTTGGAGTCGGATGGCGTCACCGGCGAAGTGGTGAACCAGAAGATACTGGAAGGTCACCGCTTCGTCATCATGGGGGTCAAGAGTTCCCTATCAGGGTTCGATGTCATCCTCTCCTTCGATGACCTCTCCGATATCCCGGCCTGGGTGTGCACCCCTGACTCGAAGCCGCAGGATTTCTTTTCGATCGGTGGCATCGCGGATCCGGGCGGGCTTGACTCGCAGAAAAACCTCCTGCTCTCCACAAGCGGATTCACGTCGGCTGGCGACAAGGGGACCATGATTATCCACGCGAGGAAAAAACCATGAGCGGCGGACAAGTCGAAGTCGTATCGAGGACCATCTTCGTTCAGGATGAGTTCAAGCGGCCCGCTGACACCACGGCCTACACCGCTGGAGACGTGGTTGCCGACTCAACCGGCATCGCTCGGATGCTTCGCTTCGCCAAAGCAGCGCGCAGCCCTGGCGGCGGCGGCGTCATTCAAAGCTGCTTGCTGGTCGATTCCACTGCAGAGAGCACGAAACCAGACTTGGAGTTGTACCTGTTCGACAGCGTCATCACCATGCAGGACGACAACGAAGCTTGGGCTCCGACTGACTTGGAGATGCTTTCCTTTGTCGGCTGGATATCGTTGCCATCGTCTTCGTTCAAGACGTGCGGAGCGAACGGCATTATCCAATCGCCCGACAAGGCGCTCGCCTTTGTCTGCGCGCCAAAAGTTGTCGATCTATTTGGTGTCCTCGTAGTAAGGAATGCGTATACACCCGTGAGCGGTGAGCAGCTTAGAGTAAAACTCGCTATCTTGACGGACTAAGCCATGCCGATCGGAACCCGTCGCGCCCTATTCGCGGACACGCGGGATCAGCGTCAACTGCTCTCTCGCATACTCTCCGACGGTAACACCGCCGCCTGGTATCAGCCCGGCGTCGGGCATGCTCCTACTGACATCCTGAACGCCAGTCTGTGGGCAAACTGGGTCAGTGGTACTGCCGGGACTGCTGCCGATCTTGCGCAGGCTACGGGGGCAGCGCAGCCGATTGTGCTGTCACACACCGGGACGAACTATGCGTTTTTTTCTGGTGCCGCGTCTAATTGGTGGAGTTCTCCTCATGCAGCGTGGAACACATTAACGGGATCATTCGATATTGATTTCGAGCTATTTGTTGCAACCAATACACCCACTGTCTTACAGTCGACCTGGATGGCAAAGGATTCTTCTGGCGGAAACATGCGTGACTACTGGTTTGACCAGCAAGTCACAACAGGAAATATCAGGTTTATTGGGTATATTGGCGATGTAGTGAAGGCATGGAATTCTGGGGCACCATTAAGTGCCACAGTAGGCACTAATATCTTCGTGAGATTCAAAATGACCTACGCGGTGGGCGGAACGTCAGTCATGGATTTTTACACGTCAACAGACGGAGTATCGTGGAGTACACACGGTACTCAGGCATCTGTCGCGACAGCGGCGGCCATAGATTCGGATCCACAAGATGTGATAATTGGCAATAAAGCATGGGATGATTCTCCTCTTAATGGGGGAATAAGGCGGATTCGTGTGTATTCCAGCGACAGGGATGCTGGCGGAACATTAACTGGAGATTTTAACGCAAAGACAGCAAGTGAAACATCTACAAATGGTGCGACACTGTCAAGTGGCGGAGCAACATTTACTCTTGTAAATACCGGCGCAACGCCAGCGCAGATCGTGGGGAGTCCGCAGTTGCTCGGCAATGGTTCAGCGCACTTCATGCAATCCGGGGCTTTCGCGCTCGCTGCTCCATACGAGTTTTTTGACGTGTTCAAAGCTATCAGTTGGACCTCGGATGACGTGCTGTTCGATGGCCGCGACGCTGATTATGAGTTCGCGGCGCAGCAGTTCACGGGCACACCACAAATCAGGCTGAAGGATGCCGGGGCCGCGACAACCGGCGTATCCCCAACGCTCAACACGTGGAACATCCTCTATACCTCGGTGGCCGCGGACGGCACCGGAACGATCCAGTTGAACAACGGAACTCCGGTCACGGCGGCATTATCTGCCACTGCATTGACGGGACTGACGATGTGGCGGAAAGGACTGACGGCAGGTGGTTACGGGAATTTCCAACAGAAGGACAAGATACTGCGCGGAACGGTCAGCAGCGCTGCAACGCGGCTCGCTATTCAGCAGCGGCTGGCTAAACTTCACGGCATTACCCTGTGAAGCCCGCCATGCTGAAACTCACCTACCTCACCCAAGCCGACGCGCAGACCCGCGCCGCCTCGCTGCACACGCAACTCAAGGCGACGAATTCGCTCTACCGGGCATCCTGTGATCTGTACGATGCTGGAGGGCCGGGCGGTACGGCGCGGTGGGATGTGCCGAAGCAGGACGTGGACAAGTTCGGCGTTCCACTGGATACGAAATGGCATGTCACGGTGGACAATCGGGTTAGACCTGTGATGACGAAGGCGGAGACGGGTACGATTGTCGAGTGGACAGTGGTGGTGAAGTAATGGAATGGCGCGACGTAGCGATGTTGTCGATGTCCGGGTTTTCTGCTGTGCTGTCGGTATTGATCGGCATCGTCGCGTATTTGCTGAAAATGGAACTGAGCCGCAAGGCTGACGTGAGCGACGTAAGGAATAACACGAAGTTGATCGAGACTCACATCATCGAATATGTGCGACGGCACAGTGAAGTCACAGCCGATGTCGGGACTCTGTACTCAAAGCTGGCGGACGAGAAGACCGATCGGCTACAGGACCACATTGACATGCTCGTGGCGCAGAACAAGGCGCAACAATCGGTGATGGAAACGCTATCCAGCATCACGGCGCGGGTGACGGGCAACGGAAAAGGGACGACATGATGATTAACTCCAAGTTCGAGATTTATCGCACCCGCACCAAGCAATACCGCTGGCGGCTGCGGGCGGGAAACGGCGAGATCATCGCGCATGGCGAGAGCTACAAGCGGCGCGAGAAATGCCATCACGCGATCAAGCTGGTACAGCAATCCGATCTCGCTAACATCGTGACGCTGAAATGAGCGACGACGGCCCTGAGCGCCGCAAGTTCGGTATCCGGCGCGACCTGAACGGGTTGGTGCGCGGTAAGGATGGCGAGATATCCGGCAGCAAGCTCGGAACCTACGCCGGGCAGATCATCGCGGCCAAGTTGCTGCTGGTGAACAGCCTGCCGTCGTGGGACGTGCTGGCGGTCCTGTTCCTGGTCCTGATCGCCCCGGAGGCTTACAAACAGGTCTTGGCGATGCGGTGGGGCGGTAGTAGCGTTGGACAGGTCACGACGCGCACCGATACGCACGAAAAGTCGGTGCAGGAGATCGTGAGCAAGCCCGCGAAAGAGGCGAAAAAATGACAACGTCAAACACGTATTCTTGGTCGCCCGAGATCGCTGAGTTTGTCGATATCGCGTTCAGCCGCGCTGGGGTGGACCAACGCACGCTGACCGGGCAGCACGTTCGAGATGCCCGCATGTCACTCAACCTCATGTTTGCCGACTGGGCGACCGATGGGGTGCGTAATTTCGTTGTCGAGCAGGCGACGAACCTGACGGTGGTTGTGGACCAAGACGATTACGCAATACCGACAGGGACGCTTGCGATTCTGGACCCGATCTTTATCCGCAGTTCACTGGCTACGCCGATTCAACTTCTCAGCCGTGGCGACTACCAGAGGATACCGGACAAGACGGTTTCAGGAATCATCAAGAGCATGTTCTTCGACCGCCCAACCTTGAAAGCTTGGATGTGGCCGGTAGGAGAAGCCATCACTGACGCGGTGGGGTATTGGAGGCTTCGCCGGATTCAGGACGTGACTGCGGCATCTGAGACACCTGACGTTGCGTATACGTGGTTTGAAGCCCTGGCTTCTGGCCTTGCTGCACAACTCGCGCTGATCCACAATCCCGGCAAGTTTCAGATTCTCGAAGGGCTGGCGGCAAGGGCGCTGAAGAGAGCCAGGGACTTCGAGAGAGAGCGTACTGACACGACGTTTCAGTTGGCGAGGATCTGATGGCAAAGCTCGCCACCGGAAAATTCGCGTGGTTTCAATGCCAGCGTTGCGGTATGCGCGGCAGGTACATTGATTCAGTTGCCGACGGCGACAATCCCGGCCTTCGTGTTCACGCCGAATGCAGAGACGTAAAAAATCCGCAGGAGGAACCTTTCACCGCCGAGGACGGCATTGCCTTGGCGCACCCGGCCCCTGACCTGGATACCGCGGCGGCCGGTGGTGGAGATGGAGCGACGCTCGTTGATAACCTGCCGCCGTTGACTGGGGGCTACTTCGGTGGGAGTACGTGATGCCAGGGTTCGGTTGGAATCACACTACGTTGAAAGCCGCCATCATCGCTTTCGTCGAAGATACGGGGACTCCTTTCGCTTCCGACGTGGATATCTGCATCGGCCTGGGTGAACTCGGCCTCCTGAGAGACTTGGACCTCGATATCTTCGATGCGATCGAC